AGGGCGAGCTAAAGGCCATGGGTGAAGGAAAGTGGTTTGGCGAATACATCGAAAAGCCAGTCCTAGACGAGCTTGCCCGCCGTGGAATCCTCAACGCCAAGCAGATTGCGATTTTGCGGAACATCAACACCGCGACCAAGAGCGGACAAGGCCACAGATTCCTTGTCATCAACCACCCCGCTACCGTCAAAGGGCGCGGCGGGAAAGTCCGCTATGCCACGCTTGGCGCGACACTCCGCGAAACCGTTCCGCTTGGCATCGGCATTACCAAGGATGGAAACATCCTCATTCACCTGATCAACGTCGAACAACTCAACCGGAACATTCAGAACCGGGCGGCAAGCAAGCGCGGGCGTGATCTTTACAGCGGCAACACGGAGGCGATCAAGCAGGACATCGACTCGATGATCGACCTCCACAAGACGAACACGAAAACCGACAAGTTCTACCAGGACAAATACGGCGCGAAGTGGCAGGAGCATCAGAACTTCATCAATACCATTTTCGGCGTGATGACCAAGGAACAACGGAGCATCAATCCCATGCTCGACGCGGACAAGATCAAGGACAGCGAGGGAGTCTATCGCACGTATCGCCTCGACCGCATTTCCAAGGCAACCAAGATGGACGGGACGCCGCTGCCGGTGAAGTATCCGCTCATCAAGGCGAATTTCCTTCCGGATGGCGTGCCGGATCAACCAATCAAACCAGCGCAACAACCATGAAACAGAAACTTCTCCCCGAAAAGAAAACCTCCAAAAAAAAGCTGGAGTCGATGAAATCCATTGACCCGAAATGCCCGATTGACTTTATCCGGCAAATCGACGCGGCACGGGAACTCGTTTCCCCGGCAGCATTGGAGAACAAACACCCGCAGCTTGCCGCCGTTGCCCTTTGGAGGATTGCGCAGGGCGAACCACTTTACCGTGTGGCAAAGGACTTGAACCTTTCCAAGATGACGCTCCGCAGCGTGGTGCATCGGCATTCCAAGGCATTGACCGAGCAAAAGGCGAAGTTTTCCAAGCTGTATGCCGCCGCCGCCGAGGAATACACGCACTTGCTTTTTGAGAAGGCAGATAGGTTGATGGACAACCCGGAAACGCTTGACGCGGTTTCCCCCGACCGTCTCGCCGTGACAGTTGGCATCCTCACCGACCACGCATCCCGCTTGTCCGGAATGGCAAGTGCCGTCATCGAGCACCGCAAGGGGGCATCCATTGACGATGCCGCCGCGATGATTGCTGCCGCAAGAGAGCGCATCGCCAACAAGACCCGCAATCAGGCGATTGACGCCGAAGTGATCGACACCGAGACATGCTGAATTGGAGGCAACACCCTGTCCTTTCCGCTCCAACCGACGACGAGATCGCCGTGATGGAACCGGAGGAATTGCTGACGCTCCACTCGATCTATCATGAGGCCATCGTCAACGCGGACAATGACCCGTATCGCTATGGTTTCAAGCTGCCGCACTGGTCCAAGGCCGAGGATCAGTTGAAGGAAGTCACGGAGGTTGTTTGCCTGGGTGGAAATCGCAGCGGGAAAACGCGTTTTGGCGCATTCACCGTTGTCAGGGCCGCCGTTGAAAACCCCGGATCGGAAATCTTTTGTTTCGCACAGACCAGCGAGGTCAGCATCCGCCAGCAGCAAAAAGCCGTATGGGAAGCACTCCCCGCCGAGATGCGGACGAAGCAAATGAGCGCCGGGGCATACATCAGCTACTCTGTCAAAAACGGATTCACCGATTCAAGTTTGATCCTCCCGAATCAAAGCCAGATCATTTTTAAGACTTACACGCAGTGGGCGAACAATCAGACGATTCTGGAAGGCGCGGAGCTTGGCAGCAAAAATCCTCAGTGGCACAACATCGCATGTTGGCTTGATGAATACCTGATCGGACCCGAATTACTGAATACACTTCGATTCCGCCTTGCCACGCGTGAAGGCAAATTGCTGCTAACATTCACACCCATCGACGGCTACACCGAAGTCATCAAGGACTACCTCGACAACGCCCGCACCATTGAAAGCCGCAATGCCGAATTGCTCAACGGCGAGCTTGTTCCCTACGTGCAACGGAGCAAGAACCGGAACGCCAGCATTCACTATTTCCATTCGCAGGACAACCCGTTCGGGGGATATGAGCGGATTAAGGAAACGCTGGCAGGCAGACCACGCGAAGAAATCCTGATCCGTGCCTATGGCGTGCCGGTAAAAAGCCACGCCACGAAGTTCCCGCGATTCAATACAGCGGTCAACGTGGTTGACCCGAAGAGCATCCCAACCAAAGACGTCACCCGCTATCAGATCATCGACCCGGCAGGTTCCAAAAACTGGTTCATGGCGTGGGTTGCCGTGGACCTTTCCGGAACGTATTGGGTTTACCGGGAATGGCCGGGCGTGGACGTTGGCGATTGGGCCGAATGGAAAGCGGGCAAGTGGTTGCCGGGACCGGGGGCCAAAGGGCAGGGAATGGGAATCAGGGACTACGTGGAATTGATTTCCGCCATGGAGGAAGGCGAGGAGATTTACGAACGAATAATCGACCCACGGCTAGGCGCGGCGAAATACCAAGGCAGCGACGGGTCAAGCTCCATCATCGAAGACCTGGCGGAAGAGGGAATCATTTGCATCCCCGCCCCGGGATTGGAGATCGAGGATGGACTTCAAGCCTTGATTTCCAAAATGTCATGGGATACAAGCAAGCCACTCGATTCAGTCAACCGCCCGCACTTCTACATTTCATCCGAATGCGAAAACATCATCCATGCGCTTGCCGAATACACCGGAGAACAAGGCTTGAAAGAAGCGTGGAAAGACCCGGTTGACGTTTTGCGCTATGCGGCTATTTCTGACATCCAGCACTACGAACAAAGACACTCACTTGCCACATGCTCTCACACAGGAGGATACTAATATGAGAATCAAACGGAAATACACACGCCGCAAGCCACTGCAACCGAAGACGGAAACACAGCCAATCGAGATCGAGCTTCCCGCCGCCGAAGTGATGGAGGAGGAGCAAATCGAAACCAAGGACAAGGGCAACATCATCGACGTCATCGGCATCCGGTTGGCGAAGAACGAGAACTTCATTTACGCCAACTTCCAAGGGGAGCGCATTGCGGTGTTCGCTGGCCGGCGCTTTGCCAAGAGGCTTGTCGGAAAACGATTCCAAGTCAGCATCACCGAAGGCGACAGCGAGAACCAATACCACTATCACCCATGAACGACACCGACGAGAGCATGATTTACGCCCAGAGCGAGCCGGACGTTAAGGCACTCGGGCAAGCCTACAAGGACGCGATCAACGACCTTGACGAATACTTCGAGACTTGCCGCCGTTCCTACGACGACCGCCGCAACATCTGGCAAGGGAAGTCCAAAGACCTGCGCAAACACGGGGCGAATGCGTTCCCGTGGGACGGAGCTTCGGACGCCGAGGTCAACGTCGTGGGCGAGCGGATCGACACCTACGTTGCCTTGTTTTGCGAGGCTCTGGAGCGCAGCCACATCAAGGCATTTCCGACGAACGTGACCGCTATGCCACGGGCGGGCGTGGTTTCCTCGTTCCTCAAATGGATGCGATCGAGCTACATCCCCGACTTCAAAGGCCAAATGGAGCTTGCGGGCAACTACCTGCTTGAGAAGGGCATCGCCGTGTCATACGTCGGATGGAAGCGGGAATTGCGGACATACCTCCAGACCGTCACGCTAGACGAGATTGCCGCCATGTCGCAGGAAGTGGCCGAGATGATCCTCGGCGGGCAAGACGACGATATGCTTGTCGATTTGATCCGGCAGCAGTTCCCCACCGCATCCAAAAGTCGCGCACGCAAGGCGATTTCCAACCTCCGCAACAAGGGTGAAGCGGAATTGCCGTCACCCCGCGTTTCCGTGGATTGCCCGGTTGTAAAAGCATGCGCCCCGGATGGTGACGTGATCCTGCCGCCTTACTGCACCGACCCGCAGTCCGCGCCTTACATTTTCTGGCGCACGTTTATGACGCCGCAGGAGATGGAGAAGAAAGTCACAACGGAAGGATGGGACCGCGAGTGGGTTGATTACGCGATCAAAAATCTGAAAGGCAAGGACTCCCACAAGATCGACAGCGAGAAGCAGAACCTTTCCGTGAGCTTGTCCCCTGCCGAGGATACGGACCTGATCATGGCAGTCTATGGCTACCAACGCTTGATCGACGAGGACGGAGCCGAGGGCATTTACCTCACCGTGTTCCACCCTGATGCGGAGGACTACGCAACGCACATGCTGGTGAATGGAGCGGACGATTACCCGTTCGTATTTACCCAACTCAACCGGAGCCAGAAGCGGATTTACGAAGTCCAGACGATGCCGGAAATCCTTCGCGGGCCGCAAATGCAGATCAAGACGGAGTGCGACAGCCGCACCGACAGGGCATCCCTTGCCACACTGCCGCCGCTTATGCACCCGGCAGGCCGCCCGCCTTCCGATTGGGGACCAGGGCGCAAGGTGCCATACCGCCGCCTTGGGGAAATCGCCTTTGGACCCATCCCGCCAAACGACAGCGGCAGCATCGAAGTGGAGATGAACAAACGCCAGCAAGCCGACCGTGCCGTGGGGCTGGATTTCGAGTCACCCATCGCATCGGCCCGCCAGCAATTCCTAATCGGGAAATTCTTGGATCATGTCCGCGACTGTCTGACAATGGCTTGGAAGATGTTCCAACGAATGGGACCGGATGAAGTGTTTTTCCAAGTGTCGGGCAATCCAAATCCGCAGTTGATCCAAAAGGGCAGTGCCGACGACAATTTCACGATCACCGTGAATTTCGACACCCGCAGCAACGACCCGGAAACGGCAAAGGCACAGTTGGAGCAAATCGGCAGCCTCATGCAGTTCGACCGCAACGGCAGGATCGACGTTGACAAGTTCTTGGAGTTCACCGCCGCCAGCATTTCGCCAGTCCTTGCCGACTATGTTCTGCAACCGGCCGAGGAAGCGCAGCAGAAGGTTGCCAAGAGCGTCACAGACGACCTTGCCAAAATCTTCGCGGGCATCGAAATGCCAGCCCAGCCGAACGGTGCACAGATCGCCTTGCAGCTTGTCCAAGCCTACGCGCAGCAACCCGACGTTGCGGGCAGATTGCAGCAGGACGAGGCATTTGCTGGCCGCCTGACTAAATACGCTGAGCAGTATCAGTTCCAACTCACGCAGGCCCAGAACGCCCAGATTGGACGCCTTGGAACCGCACCCGCTGAAATGGGCGGTGTAAATACACAGTCAATACAGAACCAATGATCCCGAAACCAACACTCGACGCTGCGATTGCAACCCTCAAAGACCGGGAGGAATACAAGGTGATTCTTGATTTCATCCGCGATTCCCGCGAGCAATGCTTGGCCGATTTAGGCCCGGCATCCGACCCAAACGAGGTGATGAAACTGGCCGGTGGAGTCTCACGCTTGGATGAATTGCTGTCGATCCTGCGGGGTTAAAAACCGCCGTTTCAACTCCTCCGGATAATCCTCGTTTAGCTCGTCCAGAGTAAAAACAGGCTCGGTTGGATCGTCAAAAACGGCATCCACCACAAGGAACCGCTCGCATCCATGGCACACGCCATCCGGCTTTCCCGTGTCAATTTGCCAAGGGTTGCGGTTGCAGTCGCAGGAATAGTTACCTTCGGCAAAATCCCATGGCCGCGCCTGAATCACTGATTTCTGCCCGGTGACGGTATCGAGGACCAACGCAGTCATGGCGTGAACATCCGCCATCCGACCCCAAAAACAAGAGGAAACGGCATTTTCGCCACAAATTTACATTGTATTCACTTTGTCCTTGCATTGTGCATACGTTTTCGGGTAGTTACGACCATCGCCATCACCAAGGCGTTCAAAGCGGTGCCATGAATCCAGAACAGAATCCTGCCGATGGGGGAACCAATCCATCGAATATGAGTCTAGAGGAGTTTATCGCTCACCGGACTAAGGCAAATACTCCCCAACCGAAGGAACCGGAAACCCCGGAGGAAATCAGCGAGGAAATCCCAGAAGCGCCGGAAACGGTAGCCGACGAGGAAATCCCCGAGGACGAACCCGAGATCGAAGGCGACAACGAAGAGGAGGACGAGCCGGAAAATACCGAAGTCGATTTACTGTCACTGACACCACAGCAGATCCAAGATTTAGCCAAAAAGGGGAAAAGCCGCTTGCTCCACCGAATCGGTGAGTTGACGGCACAGAAAAGAGCCTTGGAAGCCAAATTGGAAGAGACGCAGCAGGCCGCACCAGCCCCCGCCATTCCAGACGCTGAGAACCCGTTTCGTGATCTACCGACCATCGAAGCAGTCAAAGCAAAATATGCGGAGTTGGAAACCACGGTCGAAGTCACTGACAGGATTCTAGAAGACAACGAGGACTACGGACCCGACGACATCATTGATGTTGAGGGCAAGGAGTTCACTAAACGCCAGATTCGCACCGCAAACAGGAACGCCAGACAGGCACTTCTCAAATTCCTTCCCGCCCAGGCCGCAACGCTCCAGCAGCGTGAAGCCCTCAAAGCGATGGAAGCAGAATACGAGAAAGTGATTCCCGCCGAAGTTCCCGAGGCACAGGACGAAGAGGGCGAAGTCGGAAAGATGTTTAAGACACTGAGGGAAGATCCGTTGGTCGAGCAAGTTAGGAAGCGGGTGCCGGAACTGGCACCGCAACTGAACTACATCCTCGCCCACGCTTCGGCATCCATCATCCGTTCCAAGGCAAAACCGAAAGTACCAACGATTGCACGGGGAACTCCCGGAAAGTCCAAAGTGACACCGGCCCCCGGAGGCGCAACCGCAGCACCATCGGCAACTAGCACACGGAAGAAGGAGAACGAGGCTTACAACAGATTCCAGCAGACGGGCTCCGTTGATGACTGGATCGCCGCAAGAACAGCAAAACTCTCAACCTCCTAAAACAATGCCTATCTCTACCACTTACAATCCGTCGGCACCTGCCGCCACCACCACCCAAGGCTCCGCCGTTGGGAATCGTGAGGACCTCTCCAATGAGCTGCAAATGCTCGCGCCGGAGCAAACACCGCTTCTTTCGCTTTGCTCGAAAGGAACGGCATCCTCGACGTTCTGCGAATGGACCGCCGACAAACTCGACGCCGTTGATACTGCCGGTATTGCCGAAACTGCCGACGTGACGAGCTTTGACGACAAGTTCGCCAGCCGCGCCCGCCTTGGCAACTACGTGCAAATCTTCCGCAAGCCGTGGTTGGTTTCCAACCTCCAGAATGCGGTTTCTTCCGCTGCTCCGGCTGATGCCGCTGCCGCGCAAGCCAAGAGCATCATGGAGTTGAAGCGGAACATCGAAGCGCGGATTTGCTCCAACAGCGACCGCACTGCCGAAGACGGCGCAGGCACTCCCTACGCCACCCGTGGCTTGGGCGACTGGCTGGATTCCGCTGGACCGTCCGACGTTCCGGCTGACTACCGCACCCCAACCGCTTCGATCCTGACCAGCGCAGTGACCGAAGCCGGTTTGAACAACGCACTTGGCTCGATCTTCAGCAAGACCGGGGACATGCAAAACCTTACGCTCATCGCCAACGTGGCGCTCCGCAAGGTGATTGCCAACTTCACGCGTCTTGAAGGCACCGCCCGCACGACATCCTACAACGTCAACCAAGACGCCACCACGAAAGCGGTGACTCTCTCGGTGACTTTGTTCGACAGTGATTTCGGCGTCATCAACATCGTGAATGCCAACCCTGACTGTATGCCAGCGGCTGCCACGAACGAAGGCTACATCGTCAATCCGAAATACCTTGGCTTCAATACGTTAATCCCCATGGGATCGCAGCGCCTCGAAAACCAAGGCGGCGGCGAACGTGGATACGTCGAAGCGGTGGGTGCGTTCCTCTGCAAACATCCGCAGGCCCACGGCAAGATCGCCTATTCCTAACCCCAACCCTGGCCGGGAGTGAGTCGCTTGATTCGCTCCCGGCCTAACTCCTAACCACAGAAAAAGCACACTTATGCAAGCTGCAAAGACCATCAATAACGAACTCGCCACCGGATACACTCACTGGTTCCGCGTCACCGCCGCCGAAGCTGTCACCAAGACCGCAGGTGGACAATTCACCATCGGCAGCGTCCCTCCTGGCGGCGTTGTGGATGCGTGCACCGTCCTTGAAATCGTTAACGCTACCGGAACTTCCACCGACGTCACACTCGACGTTGGCACGACTGGCGCGGACCCTGACGAGTTTATCGACGCCCTCGACATCGACGGACTCACCAAGGCCGCCCACAACACCGGGGACGCCCTGATTACGACCGGCGCGAACTACTACGTCAACAACACCGCTTCGGCAGTGCCGATCCTTGCCGAGTTCAACGGCACCCTGACCACCGCTGGCCTTGCGACCGGCGAATGGATCATTGCTTGGAACCAGCGTGACATCGGCGGCCTCGTCTAAGTTCTCATTTGGGCCTTGGTTACAGACAACCGGCTGGAGTGGTTTTTCGTTTTTCCACTCCAGCCGGAAACCAAACAAGAACATGGACATTATTGCCGACGCCGCGCTCACGGAAGCACTCATTACCGAGTTCCGCACCGGGCGTAAGCTCATGGAGGCGAGGCAGCAAGTCCGTGAAATGAGCGCAGCGCAAGAGGCACAGGAACTAAAGGGTAAGACCCACTCCGTTCTTGGCAAAGCTCTCGCCGTTATTCCGCAGCATGAATACTTCCTGATGCGGCAAAAATACGGAGAGGAATGCTGGCACGATAAAGAGTTTATCAAGGATTTCCAAAAGCTGGAACCAACCATGAAGGTTCACAACGCGTAGCACGATGAATCCAAACCGGATAGTGACCTGGCCGCAACTCTTGGCATACACCATGAACACAACAAGCCAGATCGCCAGTTTTCCAGCCGCCAGCGTGGATGCGTTTTCGCGGTTGCGGGTTGCGTCACCGGCCTACCGTTTCGACTCACAGCTCACCTATCAAATCGACGCCGACCTTTGGGATTCATCCACGGCGACCAGCGGCACCATCGCCCACGATTCCGCGATGCGGGCCGCCACCCTGACCGCAGCGGCAAGCAACGGCAGCAAGGCGATACTTCAATCGCACTATTGCTCTCCTTACACTCCTGGCCGTGGGCAGCTTGGATTTGTCACTTTCCTTTTCGGTGCCACTCCATCAAGCGGTGTTTCCCGCCGTGCAGGACTTTACGACGAGACACTGGACCAAGGATTCTACCTTGAGCAGACAGCAACCGGAGTGAATCTCGTTTTACGGACTGGCGGCACCGGCTACGCTCACCAGTCGATTGCAAAAGCGGATTGGAACATTGACCCGCTGGACGGAACCGGACCTAGCGGAATCACGCTCGACTTGTCCGATGTTCAAATCCTCGTCATCCAGTTCCAGGCGCTTTACGTCGGGCGCGTCACAATCGGTTTCGACATCGGCGGCACGGTTGTTCCGGTGCATGTGTTCGACCATGCCAACGTCATTTCCGCCCCCTACATCGCCAATGCCAACTTGCCGGTTCATTACAGCATCCGGACAACGGCGGCGAATGGCGGCACGCTCAAAGCAATCTGTGCCAGTGTGATTTCCGAAGGCGGCGATTCACTTTCCAACATGCCGGGACGCAACTTTGTTTCGACCGGAACGGTGAGCAACGCAGCCAGCGGCACCTTGCTTGTCATCCGTGCCAAGGCACAACTCAACTCGATCAATCAGACGGCGCTTGCCATCCCGACAGGAATGAACATTGCCGTTGCGGATGCCGGATGCTGGGTGGAGGTAAGGCGCAACGCGACAGTCACGGCTGGCGATTTCACCGACGTTGACGGGACTTACTCGATGATGCAGGAATCCTACGCTGGCAACGGCGGGACCGACCCGACCGTCACCGCAGGCACCGGGCAACTGCTTACCAGGCTTTACATCCCGGCCAGTCAGACACTCCGCGCCACGACAAGCTCCAGCCTGCTTGGCAAGGTGATTCTCAACTACTCCCACTTGCTGTCAGCCGCCGACACCCTCTCCCTGCTTTATGACACCGGAGGCGCAACAACCGACGTTTATGCCTCGCTTGAGTGGAAAGAAATCCGATGACGACAAGAACTTACACAGACCTCCTCGATTTGATCCAAGGACTTTGCGGTGTTGAGTTCAACACCATCGAACTTCCGCGCATTGTGGCGCTAATGAACCGTCGTGCTGCCAAGGCATACCGGGCGTGCGACCACTGGCCGCGATACCTTACCGTTGGCGAGGCACGAACCGCATCATCCAGCGTCATTCCCTTCACGCAATCCGGACTAAGCGAAATCGGGCAGTTCCTCCGCATCCACCGCACGCAACCGTTTGCCAGTGCCTCCGCGCAAGAACTGGTATTCCATGTCGAAAGCGACGGGGCGCACATGATCGACGGCGGGCTTTCCCTGACAACCGCATACGTCACCTACAAGCAAGCCTACACCCCGGCGATTTCCTCCACTTCCACCGACATTCCGGGGGAGTGGTTTTATTACATCGCATACGGCACCTATGCCGACTTCCTCCGCTCCGAAGGGCAGCAGGAAAAGGCCGCACTTGCCGACGCGGAAGCCAACGACGAACTCACGGACGAGTTGATGCAAGCCGACATCGTGGCAAGCTCAAACTCCGTTTTCACGCGCATCAACACCAACGCCAACAACCAACTCAGATAACGCCATGACAATCACAGGAAACGGAACCTCGACCATCGACATCATCCCAGGCCAGGAATACTCACTCGGAGCCGCAGGAACATGGGACAGCGGATCGCTCGCCATTAGCTGGACCGACGCCAGCGGAAACACCGTGGCATTCGATGATTCGCCGCTCACAGCCAACGGCGGATTCATTTTCAGCGCCCCAAGCGGAACGCTGACTCTGGTCATGTCTTCCGTGGCGTCGGCATGCTCCGTGAAAGTGTCCCTTGCCAACCTCAACTAAGGCCATGCTTTCCCGCACGCTGACCCGGCCATTGTCACGCTCGCTGTCTCGTCCGATTACGGGGTGGGGTGGATCAATCGCTGACATTTTTGTAGATTCCGTGAATGGGAGTGATTCGAATGACGGGCTGTCGCAGAGCGCTCCGTTGCAAACGCTGGCGGCGGCACAGGCGATCACCACGGACGGGAAAACAATCGGATTTGCACGCGGCAGCTACTGGCGCGAGCAATACAACATTTCTGCCAACAACGTGGGATTCGTCACCTACGGAACCGGCGCAATGCCGGTGATCGACGGTGCGGACCCGGCAGGAACATGGACACAACCGGATTCCGTTACCTATCCGAACGTCTGGTCACAGAGCTGGACTAGGACTAGCGCCACAACGACAGCAAGCGAGATACTGGGACTTTGGGAAAATGGAGCAAGGCCAGCCCGCTACGCAACATCGCTTGCAGATTTGCAAACAAACGGCGGCTGGTATGCGTCAAGCCTCACCACTCAGACAGCCACGGTTTACATCAAGGCGGCATCTGATCCTAACACGGATGGAGTGGCGCGGGAAATCACCCGCCGCCATTACGGGATCAGCGGGCACACGACAACGCTTGGCGTTACGAGGACCGGCCAAAGCATTGTTGGACCATTGGAAATCAAGCGGTGCGTTGGTCACTACAATGCCTTGTCTCTTGGTTCTGGCACAGCAAAAAAAATGCTGCTTCGAGATGGAAACATCCATCACTCGGTTACAGAAGGTTCGTTGCTGGAGGACATCCTTGCTGCCGAATACTCACCGAACATCGGGCCTTCGGTTTTTGTAGCCTACAAAGCATCCGGTGCCGGTTTCTCGTCCACTTTCCGCAGACTCATCATCCCCTTCAGTGGTGGGTCTGCGCGTGCCGGGGCTGGGTCATCCGCTTTCTATTCGCATTCTGCCACCACACGGGAACCGGAAGAGTTGGCGATTGAGGGTTGCGCGGCTCGGGGCCTAGACTTCGCCAACGCATCGTCCAAGCGTCTTGTGATCAATGGAGCCTATTGCGAGGACCCATATCAAATCGTGGTTGCGGAGGCGGCTATTCTCAACCGGGTTAGCCATTTGATTGTCCATGACACTGCACCGACACCGCTGGCAGCAGGAAACCAGGTATTTCGTAGGCTGGACAACGCTTCGACCTTTGAGGCTTATCATGTGGCGTCCAACACCTTGAAAGGAGCGTGCATCCGCAATGTTGCAGGGGGCGCAAAACCTGTGATTGACCACTGCGCCATCTGCAACACGACAAGCGGCGCTGGGCTATATCAAGGCGAATACGCGATGACAAACACTGTCATCTACACCAATGGCCGCCCGCTCGACCTAGTGACGAACCTTTACACAGGAGATTTCAATGTCTTCTATTTCATTGGGCAATCAAACCCGATTTTACACTGGAACGGCACACTGTATTCATCATCGACTACCGCATTCAGTTCCTACGTTGCGGCATCCGGACAGGATCAAAACAGCGTCTATCTGAAATCGACCGACCAGACGAGCGGCAACCAATACGCGTTCTGGCTTGGAATCTCGACCGGAGTAAACAGCGGCCCTGCATCCGGAGACTATCGCATCAACCCGAACGCACGGGTTTACGACAAAGACAACACAGCCAGAATCGGCGTATTTGGAGACGGTATCACACCGATCACGGAAGCAGGCCCGCAACAGCATTGGGACTTCAACCTGAGATCACTCGTGTCAGGGCCTCCATCCAGGATTCCGGTTCTTCCGTCCACGATTGCTGACATGAGGACCTATGTCGAAAATCCCGCCGCGTGGAATTTCTATCCCTAATCTCTCCCCATGACCGCCCGCCCCGAAAATATTTGGATCAACATTCACCGACTCGCCACAATCTTCATGCCCGTCCTGCTAGGAATCACGGGGTATTTCCTAACGGACGTTTATGGAAAAATGGCAGTCATGGATGACCGGGTGCGGGATTTGCAGGTCAACGCAGCGAGCACCAACGGCAACCGGTTTTCCAGCGTGGATTGGACAAGAGCAAAAGACTCGCTCGATGAGGAGCGTGCATTGCTCGACCGCAGAATCACCCGATTGGAAGAAGCCATCCCGCCGATCAAGGAATCGCTGTCCCGGATTGAAGACAAGATCGACAAAATCCACGAATCGCCATGACCCAAAAAGCCTCCATGCTCCGACTGCTGACCTACGTCAATGCCGCGATCCTTTCCGCGTTCATCGGCGGGGTGGCGACCGTGGATTTCACTGACTGGAAGCAAGTCGCAGTGTTCAGTGCTGCCGTGATTTTGGCCGGAAACAACGCGTTGCGGGCATACATCGACAAGTCACCATCGGAAGTCCAGCAACCGGAAAAGCCTATCCCGCCGATGCCATGAACTCCTATTTCCCCGACCCGCTTGAGTTCCGCGACGCCGGCATGGCGGGCGGATCGAGGGTGTTCCAACTGACTCACTATTTCCGCTACATTTCCAGCGTCGGGACCATCACAGTGCCAACTGGATTTCGCACGGATGGAGCATCGGTGCCACGCATGTTCTGGCCGATCTTTGATCCCTACGCCGGGAACTACCTCCATGCGGCAGTGATCCATGACTACCTCTACTCCGTCTGGAGCGACTGTCATTTCAAGGCCGACCGCTACACCGCAGACTGGCTTTTCAAAGAAGCGATGTTCAACAGCGGCATTTCCTGGCCAACGAGGGAAACCATCTACCGTGCAGTCCGCATGTTCGGCTGGCGGGCATTCAAAGCACGGAAATGATACCAACTGACCCAGACAAAGAATGTGATCGCGGGATGATCCTCGCCGCTGTCCTTTGCCTGCTGTTCTACAGCGTCGTTATCCTCTTCCTGCTTTACGGACCTTTCTCCAAACACTGACATGAAACTCACCAAAGCCATCGCCAAGGGCATCGTTCTCGGCGCCGCCATGATCGCCGTAGCCATCCTCGCCGGTTGCGCTCCAAAAGCGTTTCCAGTCGGTCCAAACCCGCTTGACGAGCCATGGCAAGCGGACTGTCCCACAAGCCTCCACACGGGCAACCTCCGCGCCATCACAGGCAACCCAGCACTCTAAGCTATGAAACCCCGCGCCCCGCTCGCAATCGTGGAAGCTGCCGCCCGACGCATGTGGACGCAATGCCGCAGCACGGAGCCGTTTCCAACCATGGTTGTCGTTGGCGTCCGGGGATACTACCGGGACAGCATGGGGAAGCCGGGAGTGAACGAAAGAGGTATCTACGACGATGCCTGTTTCATTTTGGGCAGAGAGACGTTCGCGGCATTTAATTCAAACACCGATCCGTCAGCATGGCGGAAAGGAGTCGCCACCCTGCTCCCCGGATGCTGGCCATACAAGCCTGGCAACCACGGCATTTCCCGCCCCGGTGGAGGATATCCGGCATTCCGGCCCGCAACCCGTGGAGAGGCACTTCCGGTGAAGCGCGACGGGGAAAGCGTCATCCCATCCAAGCGCCCAGGAATCGCCATCAACATCCACAAAGGCGGATGGAACTCGACCAGCTCCGAAGGTTGCCAGACGATCCACCCGAGCCAATGGGACGCGTTCTACGCCCTTGCCAGACTCGAAATGAAGCGGGCAGGGCAAACGGGATTCGTTTACATCCTGATTGACGGGCCGATTGTCTAGCGAGGGTAACAAGCGGGTATCTTCTCCATAACTGCTTGCAAATCAACGATGCCGCCGGGGGGACTCGACTCCCGTTATTGGCATTCCAGTTTCCGCCACGATGGGAAAATGCACGAAAAATCAACGATTCAAAAAACTGGCGGAAAGTGGCGGACTGGATCGCTCGGGTATTTTTCGGGTAACAAATTGCAATTCGTTGTTGACGAATTGCAAAAAAGCGGCACGATGCACACGTGAAAGCGAAACCGAATACATTTGGCGGCTGGGAAGATGACGACGTTGGGCCGGAATTGGAAGATTTTAGGAACGATCCCGGTCTGGCAACCGCGCCACAGGACTCCGCTACCTAACCGACTTCCTCGCGGTTGCCAGCACCGGACTTGTTCTCTGGCGATCCATCCACCAACCAACACCGACAAACCAAATGACGAATCCAAATATGCACATCGAAAACATCGCCGACGATCAAATCACGGACGGCGGTGAACTCTCCGTAACCACCTACTACAGCCCGTGCGTCGGGATCATGAACGCCGATGGCTACCTCCGAGTGGTCTGTGACGCTCCCGGCCACTACACGGAAACGCGGGTGGATCACGCCACGCTGATTGCTGCCGGGTGGACACCACCAGCGGCGAGTCCAGAGAACGCAGAGCGCACACGCGGCGCGAACAACCAATGAACACCGATATGCCAAACGATAATCAAACTGCCACGCCATCGCCGTCGTGTGACGCGGCTTGTTCGGCTTCTTTTGCTTGCCCTCATTGCGGCTATACAGGGGCCACTAAACCTTACGGCATGAATCCTGAAATTCACGAGTGCATAAAATGCAAAGGGACATGGTGGAACGAATACAAACCGGGGAGTCCGATTCTGCCGAACGATCCAGCGATGGCGCGGCGCGCTGGAGATCGAAATCAAATTGACGGCTGATCGCCGTCGTCCATCCGCGTCTTGTTCAGCGTCTTCCGAACCACCAACCAAATAACACCATGACCATTGACCAACTAATCAATCAACTCGCCGCCGAGGGTGGCGCAATTGTAACCTCCGGCGAATGCTCGGAGATGGAAATCGCCGATGCGCAAGCCACTGGGCGCTTTGCTGTCCGTGAGGATGGAATCGGCTTCGTCCGCCGTTATGCGGAATGGCTCGCGCTCCAACTCGAACGGGAGAAGCTCCACCGCCAGCCCACCGCCATCGCGGCTGACACTGACACGCCGGAATCTGATGCATTGTATGCCCACTGCATGCAAAACTCGGGGCCGATGACTGGAATCCGGATGCATCTCAAAATGCAGGAACTGGAACGCGCTCGCGATCTGGCCCGGCGCGGAATCAACAGCGCAATCAACGCGATCGGACTGATGGGCGACATCGAATACTGCTGCCGTGAAGAACGAGATCGCCATGCCAAGAAGGAAATCGGGCGGCTGGAAGGCTATCTTGTTTCTCCGCTGAACGCTGGGAGTGATGCGCCCGGAGCCGTTGAAAAGCCATAGCATCGAAACTGGCCCGCTAATTCCGGGTCGAATCCACTCACTTGTTATGCCTCTTCGAGTTACCATTGAACTGATCCCACGGGGGGACGAATCCCGGAAAAGAAAGCTTGCTGTCGTGGACATCGAGAACGACGGCACCGCTGGCGACATGCGAGGCGGTGGCGATGTTGGCAACTACCTTGTCAGGGCGTCCGCCGAAATGCAGGGCGGCTTCGATGAGTTCGCCGCATTCACGATGGGTCCGCTGAAACGCGGCGACTACATCGACACGGCGATTGATATTCTGGCCGTGATGCACTCCGCGAGGATGCCGCGCCGTGGATTTATCACGGGTCGCGTTGAGGTGGATCATTCTGGGCATAACGCAATAGGTGAGGCACGGCGAGATAAGACGCCGCCTCAAAAATAGACCTTCCCGCCGTTGCCTCGACCGACTTGTTAGCCGTTCGGGGGACGCGGAAACCACAAAACAAACATGGATACCACACAAGAACCAGTAGGCAGGACGACGGAACTCCCGTTCGGTAATGCAATCGAAGCCCTCAAAGCAGGGCACCGCGTATCCCGCAAGGGATGGAATGGAAAAGGCATGTATCTCTGGCTGCTGCCCGCTGCCATGGTGAAAGCCGAATGGTGCCGCGAACCTCACTTGAAAGAGGTGGCGGAAGCCAATGGAGGAGAAATCGAAGCCCTTGGCTCGATCCGCATGATGACAGCAGACAAGAAAGTCCTCACGGGCTGGCTCGCCTCGCAGTCTGACATGCTGGCCGAAGACTGGGAAATCCTCGACTGACCAACCAGGCCGGAGAGTGGATCTTCCATTCTCCGGCTAACGCCTAGCTCTGGCACCGCGCCGAGAGCGCGTGCCGCAACACCTAAAATCTATGCCAAACCAAACACAGCCCAACAACGAGGCGGGCGCGGTTGTCCAGGAGCGACTTGTTCGTCGTCTTGGTTCGTTCCGCGTGTCCGAAGAACTACTCAGAAGCCACACCGCCGAAGTGATAAAAGTCATGGCGGAATGCGTGGTGATCCGATGCGAACTCCGATACGAGACGATGACCTTTGAATATGTGGCAATCAGTCCGCACTTCGAGGAAGTCCCCGAATGGCAAATCCCGCCGCAATACGAGGCTCGAATGGAAGTCGTGAAAACAGGAACCGACGAGGAACCTAAATGGGAGTCACGATTCATGGGATTCTTTCCGACGAACGCTGCAACGCACGCGCCGGGAGCCAATGAGAAGCCTTTGAAATGAAACTGGAGAGCTAGTCCCGGTCGTGTGCCGTGGCTTGTTGTCCCTCTTTTGAAATATCCGAACCACCAGAAAACCATGAACCATACATGCAATGCGGGAGTGCTCCCGCGCCAAACAATCGACGCCGCTATTGTGCTGGAGTTCGCTCGCAAGAACGGCTTCCCCGGTGCGGAAATCATCTACTGGGATCAGAACAATCCCGAGTATGGATACGAAAGCCTGACGGAACTCGTGGAAGACTGCCAAGGTGTGCCGGTCACGCTTGGAATCTCGCTGAATGCTCCCGCGATGATCGCCAGCCGGGAATGGATCGAAGGCGAGGACGAACTCGGACCGGTGATTCTTCGGGACAACAGTGTTATTGAGTGACCCATGCCAAGCTACCAAAAACAACGTGCGGAGCGCAAGCGGCTGAGATTCAGCGCGATGGGAAAACGCTCTCAGCAAGTCCAAGCGGAACGCCGTGTGGCCGACGCTGGCGAGCGAATCCGCGAACTTGCCCAAATCGAAGCGCAAAACCTCCCGCGCAAACAGGGTGATCCGCTCGGCTCGCTCCAATGGCACGATTTCCGAACCGGGCGCGTTCGTCGTTGGACCGTCCGTATTGGCGACCGTGCCGACCGGATCACGCTGGAATCACCGGACGGGCGGAAAACGTCATCCCATGGCTGGACATGGGCGCTTGACCATTTGCGGAAATTCTTGGCAGGAACAGCGGCATGAAGGAACGAAAGAAACCAGGCCCGAAACCACGCGGGAGGACTGTGATTACGCGGTCTGTTTCGATGCCGCCGCACGCTTGGCAGGAGCTTGACCGACAACGCGGAGCCGCGAGCCGGGGCGTTTTCCTGCGGCTGTTGTTGAAGCAAACCAAGCCACCGCATCCGCATTTTACCCGCAGCAGCGCAAAAGCAGGCCGATGAGAATTGCGACAATGAAACCGATCATCGCTTGTGAAACGGCGAGGCAAATTTTTGCCAGCAACGAATCGGAATAGGGAAGGCCGCAAATCGGGCAGCGGGACCGAAATGGATTGCGCTTCTCAAAGCAGCAGCATTGATCCGGGAATGGTGAATCGCTTGGCTTTTGTTTCATGGTTTCATCCTTTTTCATATTTTTGGGCGCAATACTTCAAATAACCTCCCTAGTTCCTCTTAGGATCGGCAAACCGAAAACAAGAGCGCGGTATTTAAAGGCCAATATGGGCCGCCGCATGAACCTTAGGAGTCAACCTCCTGCCCGCCATTTAGCGTCTTCGGACAACCAGATGGCAGCTTTCCCGCTTCTCCGGCCTAGTACGACGTTTGTCCCTTCTGTTGGTCTGTGTGGGAGTGGGAACAGACGGAGCTTTTTCTGGAAGGGAAAAGCCCCGAGGCGGGAGGTCGAATTACCGCGCTCGGGGCTGTTTGTGAGGGGATACCCTCAAAAGACTTTGACGCTTGAGTTCGACCTCTCGTCGGCGCGGATTCTAACCTATCAGGCAGCAACAGCAAGAATTATTTCGCCTTAAAAATCAACAGCTTGCGTCGATACCAAAAAAATAATGAAAAAATACTTGGCAGGTAACGGTTAGTTAGCTAGAACAACGCCATGCCAATCATTGCTATCGAACTTGACGACGCCCGCACCGTAATCCTCGACGCCATTGCCAACGATCAGAAGCGAAGCCGGAAGGCGCAAACGCTTCAACTCTTGGAGGAAATCTTGGACTCCATGAAAGACCAAGTGACGGAATTGCTGTATCCGGAGAACGGTCCGGAATGCGGAGAATGAAACACTTTTCCCCGAGTGGATTGTCGCCCACGAGCCGCAGACCAACGGAACGCAAAAACAGGCCGGGGAATCCAACCAAACCAAGCACCAATGACACGACAAAGAGCGAAAGAGTTGTTGCCTGTTCTTCAGGCTTATGCGGATGGGAAAACCATTCAAATAAAGGATCAAGCGTCCGGAATCTGGCGTGACATTGATTACACGCACTTTCACGACGTTATCGAATACCGAGTCAAGCCGGAGCCGCGTGAGTGGAAGCTGACATTTTGGCAAGACGGAGCAGTTACGCTTTATGCCGGTGACATCGACGCCATGCGCGGCGAATCAATCCGCGTCCGTGAAATCCTCGACTGATTCCACCCATGAAAACGACAACACACATCAAACCGGGCAGGCTCGCTAGAATGCTGTCCATCGCCGGAGCGCATAACTTGTCCCTTTCTGCATTGCACGCGCTCTGCGTCATCGAGGACGCAAAGGGAGCGGCGTCCATGACCAAGCTCGCAAGGGAGCTAGACGTTAGCTCCGCGTCGATAACCGGCCTAGTTGACGGACTCGTTTCCAAGGGACTCGTCGAACGGGTTGCCGGAGTTGGCGACCGCAGGGTTTTCCACATTACGGCGACATATTCCTGCCATCTTCTCATGTCTGACATCCTCAACGCATAACTGCCATGAAGCTCACTTTAGCCATCGTCCTAGCTGTCAACGTCGTGATCTACGCCGTTCTCCTCCACCTCAACCTCTGCCCAGGACTTTAATCAGAGACCGCCCATGTCTAGATACCCACAGAAAATCTCTAAACGATTGCACGACGAGCAACGCCCCAGGCTCGCCATATCATTTAGCGGTGGCCGTTCGTCCGCAGTTATGCTCGATCGTTGCCTAGAACGCTTTTCGGAAACGCATGAAATCTTGATCACTTTTGCAAATACTGGACGAGAAAAGGAAGAGACTCTGGAGTTCGTTGACGCTGCGGATCGCCATTTCTGCCAACCCAGAGGGCATCGCGTTGTGTGGCTTGAGGCAATTATTCATCACGGCGAACGAAAAGCGCCGACAGCAAAAGTTGTGACTTTTGAGACGGCAAACCGCGACGGCAAGGTTTTCGAGTCGGCAATCGCCAAACATGGAATCTTCAACAAGAGCTATCCAAACTGCACCGGCAGGCTTAAAGACGAACCGATCCACTGGTGGCTTAGAAGTCAAGGATGGGAGCGCGGTAGCTATGACACCGCAATCGGAATTCGCGCCGACGAAATTCTTTCCCGCGCCAGCAAGAATATGAAAGAACGCCGTTTTGTTTACCCATTGGCCGACGAGGGATGGCGCAAGCGGGACGTTAACGCATACATGGCAAAGTTTCCATGGGACTTAAAACTTGCCGGAGATCATCACGGAAACTGCGACGGATGTTGGAAAAAGTCGCTTCGCAAACTGATGACAAGAGCAAAAGAGGACCCGTCAGTTTTTGACTGGTGGGGGCAGATGGAACGCAAATACGGGATGGTTAGCAACGGAGACAACCAGACCGAGCCAAGGACATTTTTTAGACAAAACAAGTCAGCACAGGACATTGTAAAATTGGCATTCACGACGGATTTTGCGCCTTACGTTGACGATCAATTCAACCAACCGGAGCTTTTTGATGACTTACTGGACCTTGGATCATCATGCGGCGAATCATGCGAGGTCGGCGCGGATGACGATTACCACCAACAAACCGAAGAAGGCTAATAAACCAACAACCAAATGAAAACATCCCACCCATTCACACCATCACACGAAGAGTTCTTGCGGCTCATGGTCGCCGCCGAACGCGAACACAACCGCAAGCTCCGGAGCATCGCCAAGTTTTTGACGTTCTACGCCGCAACCGGGGCAATCGTGACAATCGCCATTGCAGTCCTTTCAACCATTTTCTAATGACCGCAAACCACGACGCCGCATGTGCGCAATATAGCCTTGAAACGCTGGAGGCCATCGCCCGCGACCTTGCGAAAAACCGCATGATTCACATGAAGGGATCATGGGAGCAAGGTAGGCTGGCGGCGATCAGGAGCGAAATCAAACGCAGGAGGAAGGCATTGGCATGACAACCTACGAACAATTCATTTATCGTAAATCACACCTCGCCGGAAACTTTGGCTTTGATCCGCTTTGGATGCCTGATGCCGCATTCGATTTCCAGCAGCATTTGATCGAATGGATTTGCCGGAAAGGGCGCGGAGCCATCTTTGCGGACTGCGGCATGGGAAAAACGCTCATGCAACTAACCTGGTGCAAGAACGTTCATTTGAAGACTGGCAAGCCCGTGCTTTTACTTACACCTCTTGCCGTTGGCGCTCAGACAGTGGAAGAGGCGCAACGCTTTGGAATCGAGGCCGCAAGGTCCATGGATGGCAGCGTTACAGCCCCGGTGACTGTGACAAACTACCAAAAGCTACACCTTTTCAACGAATGGGATTTTGCCGGGATTTGTTGCGACGAGTCCTCAATCCTTAAATCGTTCGACGGAGTGACCAAGCAAGCCGTGACCGAGTTTTCACGAAAGTTGCCATATCGCAGCCTTTGGACGGCAACCGCCGCGCCAAACGATCACATCGAACTAGGGACTTCTTCGGAGGCGCTCGGATACCTTGGATTTATGGATATGCTGGGCAAGTTCTTTAAGAAAGCCGAAGCGACAACCAGCCGGAGTCAGGAGTTTCGAAGCGGAACCTATCGTTTCCGTGGACACTCTGAGCGAGACTTTTGGCGGTGGATTGCGAGCTGGGCAAGGGCTGTCAGAAAACCATCCGACATCGGATTCTCAGATGAGGGATTTACATTGCCCCCGCTTATCACCAACCAGCACACCGTAAAACCAAGAACAGCGTCCACCGATTTCCTTTTTGAGATGCCAGCAATCACCCTTGAGGAACAACGGCGGGAAAGGTCAAGAACGGTTGAAGAGCGTGCTGAAATGGCCGCAAGAATCGCCAATGGATGCGACGAGCCGGTTGTTTGCTGGTGCCACACCAATTCCGAAAGCGACCTTTTGGAAAAGCTCATCCCTGACGCCGTGCAAGTATCTGGCCGCGACAGCGACGACAGGAAAGAAGAGTTGTTTTCCGCATTCACTCACGGGCAAGCCAGAGTGCTAGTCAGCAAACCAATCGTCGCCGGATTCGGGATGAATTGGCAGCACTGCGCGAGACAGACGTTTTTCCCGTCCCATTCATTTGAGCAATGGTATCAAGCCATCCGCCGTTCATGGCGCTTCGGGCAAAAGAAAACCGTAACCGTTGACGTCATCACAACAGAGGCTGAGTCAAGAGTCCTTGGTAACATGAATGCCAAGGCGAAACAGGCCGAGGAAATGTTCAAGAGCCTGATTTCCCACATCAACAATGAGTTGATCATCGAACACAAAAACGAAAACACAAACCAAGAAACCATCCCGTCATGGCTGTAAAACAACAAGTGATAACCGACCGCTACGCCCTTTACAATGGGGACAGTTGCGAAGTCCTGCCAACCATTCCCGATTCATCGGTTGACTTCTCAATCTATTCCCCGCCGTTTTGCGGCCTTTACAATTACTCGTCCGACCCAAGGGACATGAGCAATAATGATTCCTATCAGGAGTTTTTCGAACACTACGGATTCTTGATCTCCGAGATTGCACGCGCCACAAAACCAGGACGCATGACCGCCGTTCATTGCATGGATGTTCCGGGGACAGGCAACGGGGACACGGCAAAGATGGGGTGCGGGGCAAACGTGGGAACCGGGTTGATTGACTTTCCCGGCGACATCATCCGCGAGCATGAAAAGCACGGATTCCAGTATTGCATGCGACGACACATTTGGAAGGAACCGCTTGGCGTGCGACTCCGAACCATGGCGAAGGGACTTGCCCACCGGACACTAACCGAGGACAGCACGCTTTGCGATGTTGCCACAGCGGACCAACTTCTGGTTTTCCGCAAGAAGGGTGAAAACGAAGTCCCTGTATCTCACCCGGAAGGGTTGATGAAGTATTGCGGCGAACGCGTGATGCCTCACGAATTGCAACAATACCGGGGATGGAAAGGCGACCAAAAGGAGAACCGCTTTTCGCATTGGATCTGGCGACAATACGCGTCCTCATTTTGGGACGACATCCGGATTGACAATGTTTTACCATACAAGGAATGCCGCGACCAGGACGACGAAAAGCACGTCCACCCGCTGCAACTCGACGTGATCGAGCGTGCTTGCGTCCTATGGTCCAACCCAAACGAGGTTGTTTTGACTCCTTTCCTTGGAGTCGGATCAGAGGCTTACGGCGCGATACTAAACGGGCGCAAGGCAATCGGCATTGAGCTGAAAGAAGCCTATTTCCGCCAAGCCGTGCGCAACTGCGAAGAGGCGGCCAAAGGCAACCTAATGGAAGAAGTCCCGCTGCTTGCCGGACTTGATTAACCAACCATTTCCAACCAAGACACCAATGAGCACACAACTGACAACACAGAAAAACGACATCAAGTCCCTGATTAACTCCGACAGCATGCGCGAACAATTCGCCCGCGCACTGCCGAAACACCTGCCAGCCGACCGATTCTGCCGCGTGGCAATCACGGCATTGACCAGGACGCCGAAGCTAGCGGAATGCACGCCAGCCTCCATGATGAAATGCCTGCTCGACCTGTCCGCAATGGGACTGGAACCGGATGGACGGCGGGCGCATTTGATTCCTTACGGCAAGGAAGCCACGCTAATTGTCGATTACCGTGGACTCGTTGAACTGATCCGGCGTTCCGGCGACGTTGTTTCCATCCGATCCGAAACCGTTTGCGAGCGTGACGAGTTTTCATGGCAGAACGGCGAGATTACCCACCGCGTCAACTGGCGCGAGGATCGTGGCAAGATGCAAGCTGTCTATGCGGAAGCCGTGATGAAAAGCGGAGAACGCCAGACGGCAGTGATGACCATTGCCGAGGTTGAAGCCATCCGCAAGCGCAGCCGGGCAGGAACATCCGGACCATGGGTGACAGACTTCCCTGAGATGGCCAAGAAAACCGCCGTTCGCCGCCTCTCCAAGATGCTGCCGCTTTCCAGCGAGATCATGCAGCACGTTGAACGCGACGACGAGCAGTTCAGTGGAAACCAACTCCGCGACGTAACGCCGAAGGGCAATCCGTTTGATGCGTTTTCCGACGAACCGGAGAAGATCGAGACTGCCGCGATGCCAACGGAAGAACCATGGGTGGAGGAGGAGCAACCATGAAATTCCCAGATTGTGAACTCATCGACTGCGAACAACGAAGCGAGGCTTGGTTTGAAGCCCGCAAAGGCCATCTCACGGCATCGCAGTTCGGCGACTGGCTCACCAAGAGCGGCAAGACTGCGGACAGCGCAAGACTCACGGCAGCATCGAAGGTCATGGCCGAGGCGACCGGCAATCCGGACCCACCCCCACGCGAGACAGATGACATGCGGAGAGGCATCGAGCTTGAACCGGACGCCCGCGACCTTTTCCAGATCGTAACCAAGCTGGAAGTGGACGAAATCGGATTTGCCAAGTCCAAGCACGGGCATTTTGGATGCTCGCCGGATGGGTTGATCCTCTCCACTGGCGAAGGCTTGGAAATCAAAATTCCGCGAGTGTCCAAGCTCATTCAATACATCGAAGCCGACGAACTGCCTAGCGAATACAAGCCGCAGGTTCATGGTTCCATGGCAGTCACCGGAGCAAAACGCTGGCACTTCTTCGCATGGTTTCCTGGCTATCCGTTCCTTCACAAGATTGTTGAGTGGGACAGCTACACCACGGAGCTATTGGAAGGACTGAAAAGCTACTCCAACTACTACGAAAGGCTGGGCGCGAAGATGAAGGCCGAGCACAAGAAACAGGAACTCTTGAAAGGAAACGCAGCATGAAAATCACCATCGCACCATCCGAGGACCAATCAGTGGAGAAACATCCCTATTTGGCTGTCAGCATCGAACACCCAGCCGACGACAACATTACCATTGAGCACGCCGTTGATATGGCATTCGTGGCAATGGCGGCTTGGGGATTCGACAAGGACACCATTACCAAAGCATTTCACGAATTCATTCCATGAGAACTACCCGCAACAACTGCCCGAAGACATGCCACTATGAATTCAACCGTGCCGCCGTTGTTACGCTGCACGGAGGCGGAGACGTCAAACAATCAGGCTGGCAGGCGTCTCTTTACCTTGGAGATTCTTGTATCAACCTGACCCGCAAACAATGCGCGCAAATCGTAAGAGAGAACCGCAAAAGACCATGACACACCTACTTGGAAAACGCATCATCGTATTTTGGACGAACAAGGCTTACAACGCCGGAAACGACTGGCCGGCATTCCGAGTGCTCGACGCGTCGGAAGATTCTCTCTGGTGCCAAGGCGTTACATCGCCAGACGGAACACCGCACGATGGAACAAAAGCGGTAGTCAATTACGAGGACACCTACAACATCATCGAATGGAAAGAACCATGAACCACAAGCAAACCAAGGCGCAGCAGATTGCGGACTGCATCCAGATTGCCGCCGTCTATTACAGAACAACCCCGGAAGCAATTCTGTCGCAAAACTATTCAGTTCCGGACGCCGCAAAGGATGCGAGACATATCCTCTGGTGGCACTTTTACTCATGCGGCATGAGCTACGAAGCCATCGGAAACCTGCCATGGAAACGCAGCTATGAAACGATCCGCAGAGGCGCACGGCGGGCCGCATTGATGCTCGTTGACCGGCACCATTTTGTGGTCGCCAGGCTGCCACGGATTCAGACAACCCTTGTTATTTCAAACGTATGAACTCACCACACAACACAGACCGATGGGAATGCCCGGATTGCGGCAAGGACGATGACAACTGCGAATGCGTCGAATACACCGGACGATGGACGCAACAGCAGATCGACCACGCCGACCGGCTCCGCGACGAGATGCGGGATCGGCAATGGAAAGAATCACGACCAAACAACCGCCCACAAGACGGACGCATTTGCAACTGCGAGGACGCCCCATGCTGCAACCATTACGAACCATGAGCACGACACCGACACCGAGGACGGATGCGGCACTGTGCCGCTACGAACACCCCGCATGGCCGGGAGGAAGAAAATTCACCGTGAACGACAAGCATGTTGTTCTTGCAGACTTTGCCCGCCAACTCGAACGCGAGAATGCCGACCTGCTTTCAAGACTCACAGCCATCGAACATCGCATGCCGGAGGAATTGGCACGACTCGAACGCGAGCTTGCCGAGGCGCGGGAGCATATCGAGCACCTGAAGGAACACTGCCGAACAAAGGTGGACGCACTGCAATCTCAAACGTCCGAACGAATGACGGCAGAGCAACAGCGCGACACGCTGGCGGAGGCTTTGCGAGGAATTATGCAAGTCACCACTCCGAATCCATACATGCCATATTGCAACGATGATAGAGTTTGGGGCATTGCTAATGACGCACTCGCCGCCGTGAAGGGAGGGAAGCCATGATCTACATTGGCATCGACAACGGCGTGAGTGGTGCACTCGCCGCCATCAGCGAGGAGCACGGCAAGGTCATTGCGGCCTGCCCCATGCCTCTCACAAAGGCACGCAAAGGCAACGAAATCGACATCCGCGCTGTCCACTTGTGGATTACCGAAGCGACCGGCGGCAACCTGTCAAACGCTACCTACGTCATCGAGGAACCGGGAGGCAGCAAGAGTGCCAAAGCCGGGGCAAGCATGGCCGGAAGTTTCCATGCGATCCGCGCACTCCTCGACGTTAAGTTTCTCCGTTGGCACCGCATCACCCCGCAGGCGTGGCAAAAGCACATGCTGCCGGGATGCAAGACAGGCGACACCAAGCCGCGAGCACTGGCCAAGGCACGGCAGCTATGGCCGGACGAAACGTGGCTCGCAACGCCACGGTGCAAGACACCCCACGATGGCATGATCGACGCAGCACTAATCGCAGAACACGCCAGACTCAAACAGCTATGAACACGACACCACTACCAGATCAGGAAAGGACCGAACTCGCCGCGTGGCGTAACGGCCCGTGGGTTTTGAAGCGCGACCATGACAAGATGGTTCAGCGGCTACGCGAGCAACTGGACAAGGCGTTGATTGCCTTGGCCGAGATGCACGCGGAGAGGATCAAGGAGAGGAAATCGGCATAACCCATATGGAAACCATATGGAAACCATATGGTTCAGAAATTACAAAATGAGTTCTGCAATTCCTTTGATAAGTAACGCCTAACCGTTACAATTACGCACATGCCAACATACACGAAACTTTTCAACTCAATCGTCACTTCCACCATTTGGACCGAGGACGACAAAACCCGCATTGTCTGGATCACTATGCTGGCACTTGCCGACAAAAACGGCGAGGTTCATGCGAGCATTCCGGGGCTGGCCAGAGTCGCTGGAGTTGCCTTGGATGACTGCCAAAAGGCAATTCAAACGCTCGCTTCTCCCGATCCTTACAGCCGCACGCCAGACAACGAAGGCAGGAGAATCTGCCCTATTGACGGCGGGTGGGAATTGATGAACCACGCCAAGTATCGGCTCATGGCGTCCAAGGAGGATTCAAAGGCAGCTTCGGCAGCACGGGTGAAGCGCCACCGGGAGAGGAATGCGAATGTAACGCAATGTAACGGTCATGTAACGCCTAAGCGTTACAGTAACGGTTTGTTAACGCAAGACAGGGACATAGCAGAAGCAGATACAGATACAGATACAGAAGAAATACCCCCTAACCCCCTAAAGGGGGAATTGCCAAAAGCCGGAAAGGATTCTGACAACACCCCAACAAGCCCGCAAGCCATCCGCATTGCCGAACTGTTCCGCCGCAGACCGACAACCCCATGGAGTGCCAAGGAGATCCGCAGCTACAAAGCCATTGGAGTAATCGACCCGGAAGACCTTGAGCTTGTCTGCCGCTACACCGAAGCAGAGCGGGCCAAGGGCGACCAGGGAATCCACCGCAGGGACCTCGCCACGTTCCTCAACAACTTCCACGGCGAACTTGACCGGGCGAGACAGCGGCAGATGGTCACCGCGCCAACACCACAGAAGCAAATCACTTTCATTGATTGAACGTCGATAGCCTGGCACCCGCCGGGAAAGAAGCTCCGAACCCCTGAAAACTATGCCCGAAAAACTACACACCGAACTCACCGCAGAAGGCGGGTTGCTCAGCGCTGGCTTGTTCTCCTTGCTAGGAGATGCTTGGCGGAAACGCGGGAAATGGCGCGAAGAATGGCGATGCCGCCAATCCGGCGACGGCTTCGCGAACATCTATCGAGGTATCCGGCGCGAGTCGCCGCGATCACTGATCCGCGTGCAAATGCTCTACTGTGGGAAGATCTGGATCGACGTGCCAGACACACCCGGCGGTGAGGTCAGATTCATTGAGGAGAACGTCTAAATCCTCCTACCGCCATGATGCCAAAACGCCTTCTCAAACGATCACTCAAACTCGAAGCCCTGTGGGCCGGAATCACCGGAACCCGGCGGTTAGGAGCGATGCCTTGTTCGGCTTGGACGCCGATCACGGATCGACTTCCTGCTGTCGGGGATAACATAGCCTGCGCGGCGGAACACTGCGAAGGCGGAATGATGCTCTGGGCCGGAACCGTCACCGAAATCTGGGAACAAGGATTCGCCGTCATGGAGACTCGCGGCGAGCGAACCCGCAGCTTCGTCATCACCCAAGACACGCTGTGGATGACCCTTCCGTCTCTGCCGAACGCCGATGTGGAGCCGCCGCGCAAATGAGAAAGCCAATGCCATGAAATGCCCTACCTGCCAAAACGATATGATCGGCCTGAATGGTCCGCCTGTGTGTCCAAGCTGCGCCCGCAAAAGAAATGCCGAAGAGCGGTTGGCTCGCACGGCTTGTTCGGCATGGCCTGAGACGCCCGGATTCTATTGGTGGCGTGGCGCTCCATCCTTCCGATGGGAGATGATGCAGGTGCTCGCTTACGGCGCGGAAGATGATCAAAGCCGCTACATGGTCCAGAAAGTCGAAGCCCGCCAAGTCATGTGCTCGCTCCATGTCTGGAAAGAACGTGGGCCAGAGTGCGGGGAATGGATAGCCATTCCGAAGCCTGAAACTTTGCCGCTGGGGGCGGAACGGATGAGCGAGGCGCAATGTAGCTCGCCCTCTGCCCCCGGTGGCAATCCTCTGCCGAACAGGTAGTTCACGCACTCTTGCCAAGGAAGCGCGTTAAGCGTAGCCGCCACAATTCACACAAAACCAATGACCGACGACGCCACCATTCCCGCCCCGCACGCCCCGATTGCGGAAAAGAGCATCCTTTCGATGATGTTCCGGAACCCGGCAAACATCGCCAGAGCCGCAGCGGAAGGAATCGACCACGCCGCGTTCCACATCCCAGCGCACCGGATCATCCTCGAAAGGCTCAAAGCGGCACGGGATGCCGGAATGACGACCGACTCCGGGGAAATCGACCTTTCCGTTTTTGCCCAGCAGGCGCACATGGATGGGTTGTTGCAACGAATGGGAGGTCCGTCCGAGGTCTACGCCATCGCCTCCTATGCCCTCGACTCGTCCGGCTGGTCATCGTTCTGTGAACAGCTCAGGGAGTGCAAGGCGCGTAGGATCGCTCAGGACGCGTCCGAGAGGCTTTCCAGTGTGATGGATAGCGAAGAGGCAATCAAAGCCGCCAGAGACGCGCTGGAGGCCATTAGCGGGGCAATCAGGGCAAAGACCCGCGCCATGAACGCCAAACAAGCGTGCGAGGAGTTTATCCAGAGCTACGTTCAGACGTTTGAAAACGGGGACATTCCCGGCGTCAGCACTGGAATCGGGGAAATCGACGCGATCACGGGCGGCGCGAAACCTGGGGAATTGTGGGTGATTGGCGGGCCGAGTTCATCCGGCAAGTCCGTGCTCATGTATCAGGTGGCGAGCGAATTCCTTGGCGAGGGCAAAACCGTGGCGATATTTTCCGCCGAACTCATGGCGCGAGAGGTTGTCGGGAGGCTCGTAACGCTCAAAGCGCGTGTGCCTTATGCCGCGATCACCACGCCGAAGGAAGTAACAAAGCACGAAATGGCCAAGGTCCAAGCGGCAGTGAAGGAGATGGCGACAACCCGTTTGTGGATCGACGCCGCAGGAAATCAAACGATTGATTCAATTTTCAGCGAGGCAGAACGAATCCGGGACATCGAGGGACGCGTTGACCTGGTCGTCGTTGACTACATCCAAATCGTTCGCGGCCACCGGAACAAGGGCGATTCCCGCGAAATGGAGATTGCCAGCATTTCCGGAGGCTTGAAGCAGTTGGCGAAGAAAATGGAGTGCCCCGTCATCACGGGAACGCAGCTCAACGACGACGGGAAGACCCGCGAATCCCGCGCCATCGAGCAAGACGCCGATGTTTTGATGCTCATTCAGCCGGATGGGATTCTGATGAAAAAGGTCCGCAATGGAGCTCGAAACGACACCATCCCGCTTGCTCTCGACGGCAGCCAGCAACGGTTTCGGCACTACCTTTGAAAATAATTGAATTATTTTGTTGACGGGAATCAAGATGGGGTGCATCTTTCGCTCGTAAGGCAACCCCACAAGGAAATGAAAACGATCATCACGCTCGAAACCCAAACTCTCTCCAACGGATGCACGCAAACCTATGCGAAGCCAGTAGTCAAAGCCGCCATCAAAGCCGCCGAAGTCCGCGAAGGCCGCACCGCTTCTGAGCGCGCCATGCCTCGCTTCCTCGTCAAAGTGGACGGCGAACGCCATGAGTTCAAGCAAGCCCGCACGCTGGAAAAATTTCTGTTCAGCATCAAGAGCGGTGCCACTTGCCAAGTGTTCCGCAATGCTGGATTCGGTGCCACAATCGACTTCGACTCACAATTCTGAAAACCATGAACCTCGAAACAGTCATCGCAAACATCGAAGAGTCGAAGCAAGCACTAAGCAAGGTGCTGCCGCTCAGAGAAGACCCGAAATGGAAGCAACACGCTGCCACAGACGCCACGCTGTCACACACCCATGGCCAACCACTCCGCGACATCCCAAACGCTTACAGGTTGGGATACGAGGATGCTATCCACGATCTGTCCAGCCGCCTGATAGAATTGGCTCTGGCCGGAGAGATGGAAACGATGATGCTGGCATTGGGAGAACTGGAAAAAGGAAAAACAGTAGAAGACCTTTGGAAATGAAACCAGAAATTGAACGCGCCATGCGCGAAGTCTTGGAGGCGTGGGAGACGCCGGACAGTCCGGAAGCTCTCGCCAGTGCGATCTACCAAATGAAGCGGATCTACATGGCGCAAGTCATCGCTGGTCTCAACAAGCCGAAGATGGGACGCCCAAGGAAAGCCCGCCCATGACCCCAAAACAACGAGGCGGCCCCAGAAAAGGCGCAGGCCGACCACCAGGCACCGGCAAGGGCCGAACGGTGGAAACGTCGTCAATCAGCCTCACACCGGCACTATGGGCTAGGCTCGACGCGCTACGGGGCAATCAGACCCGCTCGGCTTGGATCTCAGACAAGATCAGGAAATCACGAATCACCACGAACCAACAATAAAATGCAATCCATAAACATCGACCTACTCAAGCTCACCGGAGCCAAGCAATTCACCGCTAAGGACGGAACGGAGCACATCGCAATTCCCATTGCTGCGAACAACCTCCACGTTGGCGCAAAGGGCATCTACATGCCTGTCACCATCATCGAAAACCGGGACGGACAGGACAAATACGGCAACGACGGGTTTGCTTCGCTTGACATCGGAAAAGAACGCCGAATGGCAGGCGAAAAAGGGCCGATCCTTGGCAACTGGAAGCACCTCAACAAACAACCCGAACGGACGCAATCAACACCGCCACCGCAAGACAACGTGCCAGACGATGAACAAATTCCCTTCTGATTATCAACAAGTAAGGACTTTCCCCTAGACAATGCTTGACGCTTTTGCTTAAAATTATTCAGACCAAGCGTAATTCCATTTAGTTCCTACCCTAAAACCATGCGAGACACCAATCCCGCATGGTTTTTTCGTGCCTGCGATCAACCACAAAACCCGGTAATCACCCCATCCCATAAACAAATCACGATCCGACGATGCGATTCCAAGGATCAAACCTGACTAACCTTAGCGATAAACTAAGGATTCAGAGCAGCAAGGTCAGGATTAAGAATACCAGCGACAAGCAAGGATCAATGACGACCGAGGCGATGCCAATGAGCATGCAACCAAGGAATGAAAAGGTCGGTGAGGAACGGATCAGAGCGAGGCACAAGCAGGCCGCAAGCAGAACAGGATCAACCAGAGGAAACGAGCTTGGGTGCAGGATGAGGGAAGAACAATGAGGGGCTCAGAATGAGGGTAGCAATCCAAGGAAAGATGAGGATGGAAACAGGACAGAATCGGTGCGGTGTAGCTTCGATCCTGGCAACACGCGCCCGACGACGGCCCGGAGCATCTACAGGTAGTAGCTCAGAGAGTGGCTAATCCTCAATTACAAGCCAATCATGCGTAACTCATTGCAAATCAATAGAAAGGGATTCAGCATTATGCACGTTGTAACAAGTAGTGAGCTAAAAGCAGGGGGGGGAGGGGGTTAGGTTCTGCGGCCCAGCAAAAACCCCGACCCTTCCACTCGCCTCACAAAAATTCGCAAACTGGCCAACCGTTGCCTTGCTGGCAAATTGATTCGAGCAAAATCCTGTATTGACAAAGTATGCACAAAGTAGGAAAAGGCTGGTGTGCCGAGGTATCGCAGTTTTGGCGGATTGGACGACCCTGTTCTGGAGGACGGGGATGTTGGATTCGTGGGTGTTGACCAGCGGCGGCCATCGTGGCAGTTGACGGGAGGGATGGTGAGCGGGAGCGTGAATGGTAGGATTGACGGGGAGTGGGTTCCGAGGAGGGGTGTGGACGTTGTTTCAAGCGGTGTTGCGGATGTTCTGGGAAGCCTGCGACTGCCGTTCTGGCTGGTGGACGATACGCCGGATGGTGTTGCGGTGAGTGCGGGTGCGATTGTTGGCGATGTCGTGACATTGACGGCTACAGGACACGGTTTGCCGGTGGGAGGAACTGCCAGTGTGACGATTGACCCATCTGGGGCGGATAATACGATGATCTTTACGGCGGTTGAGGCGGGTGTTGGCGGGAACTCGATCAGCGTGGAGATTGTGGGGGATGGCGACAACGGGACGACGGTGGAGGTTGAAGTTGCGGGCAATGAAATCGTGATTCGGCCTTCGATTTCCAAGATCATAGTTAGCGGCGGAGCGGGGACATTCGGCACGGCGGCGAATGGGGAATACGTTTACATGGGGGAAGTAAACGGCAGGGTATGGTATTGCACTGACCCATTGAGTCCAGCGCCTGGGTCCGGGTTTCCGACCGGTCATCAGATTTGGTATGATGGAGTTGGATGGATCATGGGACCTGGCGGCAGTGCTCTTTCAGGCGGGACGGGACCGATTGGCAATCCGGTTCCGCTGAATCCACTGGAAGTGGCATCATGGTCCGATGAAGCCGGTGAAGGCTCCGTTTTCGTTCTTACGGGAGGATTCAACACCGCCCAAGAAGTCATCGACGCGGTGAATGCGGATGTTTTGGCAAGCGCCCTTGTGACGGCAAGTGCATCGGGCGCGGCAACGGGTGCGGTTGGAGTGGTGGCGCAAACCCTTCTGAGCGGTGGCGCTGGCGGAGATGGTTCCGCGTGGCTGGAAGTGACGGGGATTGGTTTCTCAAATGCGAATCCAAATGGTTTCTATTTGGTAACCCCGACAGACGCAAATACCCTGACCTACGAGATCGACGGCAGCGGGAACGAGACTTACACGATTTCCGGGAATGAATACGCCCGGAGCCGCATCGACGATGGTTCTGTTGACGACGTTTTCGGCAGTTGCGTCTTTTCCGACCCGAACAACGGAGACGCGGAGTTTGCCATCCTGGCGTTTGCCCAGAAAGCCCGCAAGGTGAGTCTTGCAGATGGCACGACGACGGACATTGACTACCCGACCGGAGGCGAGATCAGCGGCCCGGTGGACCTGTTGCAGTGCTTCGATAAAGTCATCCTCTTCCGCGAGGGACTGCCCGCGTGGGAGTGGTATGGATCGCGGGGCAGGAGCATCACGGCGGGAGCAAGGGCAACGAACGTGGTCACGCTCACCGTCAAGGCGCATGGACTGACTGCCGGTGATTCCGTTACGGTAACGGGAATCGGTTACGCATCGAACGATCCAAACGGCACGTTCGTCGTTGCGAGCGTCACGGATGACACATTCACCTACGCGGATTCCGGCGGCGATGAAACATTCACGTTCAACGGCGATGAAGTGCTTTCCAGCTCGTTCACCGTAGTCAAAAACGGCGCTTACACCCAACCGCAGGCGTTTAACGTGAGGCAGGACAATGTTTCCGTAGCGGATGGAGAGGTAACGCTGACAGTGACAGGCAACACCACGTTTGCGGAAGGCGACAGAATCCGCATTTTCGGCAGCGAAATTGCCCACTTTGTCGATTTTGTTGGCCGGGAATACTCCGTTTCGAGTGCAAGCACAACGAGCATCAAGTTCTACCTTGGCGCGGGCAACTACACCAGCGCCGGAACGAGCGAATTCCTTTACGTCGGCAAGGCGGTTTCCATCGGCAGCGGATTCGGCCACATGCCCGGCCCGGCTTGGGGGAACTACTTCCAACGCCGCCTATGGATTCCGTATGCCTATGACTCCGTGACGCTGGCGGATCGTGCGGTTAGCGACGAAATCCTTTTCAGCGACATCCTCGACTCCGACACCTACGACCTTGTTCTAGGCCAACTGCGGATCACGGCGGGGATTGCCGATAGCCTTGTGGGGATGCACCCGTTCTATGAGGATCGGATGCTTGTTTTCATGCGGAATTCAATCCACGTTGTTGCGGGCGCCGGGACGGATTCCCTGACCGTAAAGGAACTCACGCGGGAGGTTGGCGCACTGGCACGCAAAACCATTGCAAGCCAAGGCAATGCGGTGTTCTTCCTTTCCGATAACGGCGTTTACGGCATCGGATTCGTGGACGAATACAACCTCCGTGGCGTCGAGAAACCGCTTTCCGAGCCAATCCAGCCTTTGATTGACCGGATCAACAAGGATTTGGCGGCAGACTCCATCGGAATCTACTTCGACAACCGCTATTGGCTTGCCGTGCCGCTTGATTCCGCCGTTGGAGCGAATGACGCAGCCGGAAACAACGCGATGCTCGTTTTCAACATGCTGAACCAGGCATGGGAAAGCGTCGATACGTGGGGAGATACGAATTTCCTCGTTTCCAACCTGTTCCTTGGGCGGGCAGGCACCAGGAATGCCCTTTACGGGGTGACACAATCCGGAGGAATCCACATTTTCAACGCGTTGAACGAGAACTACGACCGTCTGAGCGTCAATACGAGCACCGACAACCTCGAAGTGCCGATTGAATCGTCCCTAACGAGCCGGGGATTCATGCTTGGCAGCATCGGAAGGAAGCGATTCACCCAAGCGGGCATCGTTTGCCGCAGCGGGACCGTCCAATCCGAGTTGACGATTGGCGTTTCGACGCAAGACCCGGACTCGACGCAGGTTTCCACCAATCTTTCGGCATCCTTGGGCATGATCCTTGCCGCAGATGACAGCGCGGACGCAAGAATCCGCGTGGGAGGCATCCGGGGACACCATGCGACCGTCACCGTCACCCCGACCGCAGGCCGCCCGCGCATTCGCTCGATCACCATGCAAGGCACGGAGACAAACCGGCAAACCATTTCCCAACAATAGAACACGACCATGGCAGGAGTCATCGAAACATCACAACCGGCGTTTGCCAACGGCGACCAGGTAACATCAGCCAAGCTCAACGGCATTCTGACCGGATCGAGCTTCACCGCCGACGCCGTTACCGGATCGACGCTGGCAGTGGACGCCGGAAAGCTCAAAGTCGGCACTGTCACAGCCGCGCAAATGGGGGCATCGGCAGTCAAAACCGTTGCCATCGAGGACGGCGCGGTGACAGCAGGTAAGATCGGGCTGGGTGCGGTCCTGACTGACAAAGTGGGCGACTTGCAAATCACGGCTGGCAAGCTCTCAGCAGACGCGGTGACGACTGCCAAGATTGCCAACGCGGCGGTGACAGCGGCGAAACTCAGCGGCGGGCAGAGCGGATTGGCTCCAGTGTTCGGAGTGCGGGCCTATGGTTCATTTAACGGAGCGGGAACATCCCCGTTTACCATGATTGCATCCGGCAACGTGGCAAGCGTGGTGCGTTCATCGACTGGGGTTTACGTGGTGACGCTTACCGAGCCAATGGCATCGACAGGCTACACCGTTGTTGCCAACGCATCGGCAGGCGCGACATACGCCGTGAACTGCTTTGTGACAATCAACACAGCCAGCCAATTCCTAATTTCCACCGCATCAACAAGCGGATTTTACAATTCAGCACTCGTGAGTTTCGTTGTGATGCAATGAACACACCGCTGGACAAAGCAATTCAAACCTATGGCGACAAACTGCAAGACATCCTCACATGGCACCTCTACCACGGTGGAGTTGTGTCCGACGATGAGGTTTTCGCTATGGGTTTCCCTTCTGATTCTCTTGACCCTTGCACGCCGGTTGAAAGGCACCACGGAAATACGTTCTTTGTCACCTATTGCGCCGGGAACATGCGCAAAGCGGCATCCATCATTGCCGATGGCTACGACTTTATTGCATATCGGCGCGACTTCAAACCCAACACACGGCTTAGGGTGTTCCCTATGGCCGCATTTCATTCTAAACTAACCTAACACGATTATGGGCAACTCACCAGACAGCGTTTCCGCTCCGGAAGTAAACTTGACGAAGGACATCAATCAATACGTCGGCGGATTGTCGAAGTCCTTGCCGCGCATCCTCAATCTGGAGCGCAAATACCGGAAGGAGTTCCAGGGACTGAACCTGAGCGACATCAGTTCATTCCTACAAGGGACCAATGGCAGGCAGGGAATTTTCGGATTGAGTGCACTTTCGACGCAACAGGAAGCCGACACGATGGCCAATGCGCGGGCGAACGAGCTTGCCACGATGCAATCCCAGACCGGAGCCGTGCGGGAGATGCTTTCCGGCATGTCACCGGAGGCAGCGGCACAAGTCCAGCGGGCCGAGGCAGAGGCACAGCGGGCTTACGCGGCATCGTCCGGACTAACCCCGCAGGAGCAACGGCAGGCGCAGCAGATGGCGCGGCAATCGTTCGGAGCGAGGGGAATGCTCAATTCCAATGCCTCCGTCGTTGGCGAATACATGAACCGCGACCAGATGCTAACGGCCAAGCGGCAGGAAGCGGCCCAGCGTGGCAATGAATCGTTCGGCTACTCGACTGCGTTTTATGCTCAACCCGGATTGATGGCACTTTCCAGCACTCCGGCGAGCTACGCCGCCGGCCAGAACATGGTGCAACTTGGACTCGGATCGGTCGGAGCGGGAACACCGCAGCTTTACGACATTGGTTCCGCCTTGAACATCGGAGCCGCCCAGCGTCAGAACACAGTCGCCGCGCAATCGGCAAACGCGCAGTCACAAGCCGCCTACGGTGCCGGAATGTTCGGTGCGATTGGCTCCGTTGTCGGAGGACTCGGAGGCGGTTTGCTTTCCGCTCGCTAATACCCCACCCCACAAGATCATGCCATACGGACAAGGACAACAACTCGGAGCATCCATCGACCCACGGATGTTCGTTCAAGACTACTCCGGATTTGCCAATGCTGGCATGATCCAAGGGCAGGGAATTGCAAACATCGGGGCGCAGATCGGGCAGCTTGGCCGGGAATATGGTGATTTCAAGAAGCGCCAGAAAGAGGACAAGGACAAGCTGAAGGCGGGCGCAGTCCAGATCGAGGCTGCCGCAAAACTGTTTCCCTCCTATGGCCCCGTCCTTGAAAACATCGGCATGCAGTTGAAGGACGAGAATATGCCGCTTTCCGAGCGTGCGGCGATTGCCTCACAGATTGGCGACATGATCAACATGACTGTCGGAGAAAGCCGCTGGCAGGCGGAGATGGGATTGCGCCAACAAGACATGAAGATGCGGGAGCAAGAGGCGGGACAAGCAGCAAGCATCAACAACCTGCGACTCACGGAAGCGAAAATGGAACTCAACCGGAAACGCGAGGAGGATGCGCTTGCGGAGTCGGTGGGACCGGCTTTGCTATCCAGCCGCATCGAGGCGTTGAACCAACTGCCCGAGAAACAACGGATGTTCTCCCCGGATTACCTCGCAAGCACCAAGGCACTTCCTGCCCGCGCTCAGTTCGAACTTGCCAAGCTCATCGAGGCATCGTTGCCGGAGAAGGCAAAGCGGAAACTCCAAACTATTCCCGCGACCATCGACGGACAACCCGGGGAACTGCCAGTCCTGATTGATGAATACGGCAACATGGACCAGGTTGAAATGGGCGATGGAGTCTTGCCGCCGAAGGGAGCTTTGGGAGGCGGAAAAGGCATGGAAGCACCGCCCGCCGACATTTCCACCAACGAGGGCGCGGTTCTGCCCGCCAACGAATCAACACTGGTCGGGCAAGGCGTGGATAAGAACGGCAAGCCAATCGAGATTTGGAGCTACAATGGGCGGAACTACACCGCGCCAATGCAGGCGGGGCCAGCCGAGCAACAATCCGGAATCAGCGTTGGGCGGAAAATCCCCGTTCCCGGTCAACTCACGGAGAAGGACAAGATCGAGCTTGCCCAGAAGGAAAAGGACATCGCAACAAGGCAGGCCGATACGCTTGCCAAGTCGCAAGATTTCCTATCGACGCTGGAACGCTTGGAAAAACATCCGGGATTCAACGAGCTTTTCGGCATGTCCGCCATTCCATGGCAACGGAAAATCCCCGGATCGGAAGGGGCAGGCGCAAACGCCGTATTCAAGCAACTGGAAGGCAAGGGGTTTCTCGAAAGCATCCAAGCAATGAAGGGAATGGGGGCACTTTCCAACGCGGAAGGCGAAAAGGTATCGGCCGCATTCCTTGGCATTACTCCGGAAATGAAGGAAACCGAAGTTCGCGAACGCATCCAAGAGATCAAAAAGATGGTGCAAGCCGGAATGACCAGGCTCAAAACCGGGCAAGTCGCTCCACCCGACCCGCGAGGCGACGCATCCACCGAATTGCGTTCCTTGCTCACCGAATAACCCGCCATGGCCGAACGCATCGAAATTCTGAAGCAACGCGTTCTCAGGACGCACCTTGCCGACTTGCAGGAAAACGGACTGGCGGAAAAACCACCGCTGGAACGTGGCTACCTCGACGAAAACAACGAGGCCACACAGCGCGGGACGGAATTCCTGACGCTCCACAAAGCCGGGTTGATCGACAAGGCGGGAAACCTGACCGAAGAGGGGCAAATCTACGCCACGAACTACCGCGATTCCCTCGACGCGCCGCTTGATGTTTACAAGCGCCGGGAAGAGCGCGGATTGAACAAGATCGACAAGGAGGAAAGCGGAGACGGCGGCGGATTTTGGTCCATGCTTGGGGATTTTGTCACCGAAGGCATCCCACGCTATGCGGAGACGGTTTACAACACGGCAGCGGCCCCGATTTACGAAGCGGCGACGATCATCCCGCGCAAGATTGGCGAGGCGATAACCGGGGAGGAAATCAAACTCCCGCGCACGATGACCACGGACGAGAAAATCAACCGGATCGCAGAAAACGTGACGGGTGGCGTTTTGGCATCCGAGGGGCTTGCCGCTGGAGTCGTTTTCGGCAGCGAGAAAGTCCTTGCCGAGATGCAAGGCAAGCGGGACGAGGCACTTGCCGCCAAGCAGGAATGGGAGCGCCACCAGGCGGAAATCACCGAGCTTAAGGGCGCGGAAATGATGGAGTTCCTGACCGGCATGGACACTTGGGGAGAATCCCGCGAGCGACTGGTTGAGAAGCAGGGGGATGAAGCTGTCACCAAGGACGAGCAAGCCGACCGACTGGCGGGCAACTTCATCCTCGATCCGAACAACCTTTTCGGCTTAGCAGCAGGCAAAGCCGTGACCGCAGGCGCAGGCGCATTTTCCCGCGCAACGCTCCATGCCGAGAAACTTGCACTCAAAGCAAGGGCGCTCCGGATGGGGCAGGTTGGCTTGCAAGCGGAACGTGCCACGTTGGAAGCTGGCATTGCCCGCGCAAAGGAAGTAGCATCGACCACCGCAGAACGTGCCGCCGCATTCCGTTCCGTTGGCAACGAGGCGCAGGCACTTCGATACGAGGCGACATCCGCCCGCGTGAATGAGAAGATTTCCGGCATCACCGGCAAGATTGACGAGATTCTTGCCAAGGAATCGGAACTTGCGATGGACCTTGAACGAATGGGCAACAAACCCGGCGTTGCGGAACGATTCCTTGCCGCCAATCAACGCCTTGCCGCCATCAGGCAAGTCCCGGCAAACGCTATCGGCGGGACACTGGAAGCCATCGGCAGCGGACTCATCAAGACTGATGCCTTTGTTGCCGAGGCATTGGACCGCGTTGGACTCACTGGCGTTTACAAGTCCCTTCATTCACTCCCCGGCAGAATCGGAGCGATTGCCACCGCGCCCCTGACTGGCGCAATTCCTGCCGCCGTTCCGCAAATCCTGGCATCCGGCCCGCTCATGCAATCGGTCGGGAACTTCGCAAAAATCCTTGGCAAGGAACTGATTGCCGAGCGTGGCAGCGTTCCATTTTGGCGGCGGGTTGCGAACAACTCGACCATCAGCAAAACCCAGCGATTCCTTGCGCACCGGATGGACGAGGCAACGCTTGGCGGCTTGGTGCCGGAAGTGACATCCCCGGCGATCAAGGGGACCGTTGCGGCCTATCCCATGAACCTGGCGTTTGACGTTCTCCAAGACCCCGAGGGCGACGTTGGAGCAGCAGCAGTCCGCGCCATTGGACCATCCCTTGTGTTCGGCGGTGGATCAGCCGGAGCGGGCGCAATTTTCAAAGGCAGCCAACAACGCTTGAAACAAATCCGGATTGCGGATGAAATCAACTTCACGCGGGCGCTCGACCAGAGAAACATCGACGGATTCCGGACCTTGCCCCGAGGCCCACGGCGGGCACTTTCGACGTATGCAGCGGCATTCCCGAATCTGAATTGGGATTTCAACGCACGGGAAAGCCACTACGACCCGACGACGAACACGATTGCGATCAACCCGAGGAGCAACAACCCGCTCAGGCCGTTGATTGCGCACGAGGTGGCGCACTACGTGACAATTCGCAACCAGATGCAGCCCGTGGTTCATTCGTTGTTGCTAGGCGACGGAATCACGCCGGGATTCGTCCGCGACATCACCCCGCCAAGAACGGAAACCACGGACCCGACAATCCCACGGACCCGCATGAGGCGCTTCGACACCCCGGAGCGCAAGCGGGCAATGGAAATCCTCAACTCCGGGAACTACCCAGGATTGACCGCGCTTTTCCTCAGCGCCGACAAGATTGCCCCGCGCAATCCCGCCGTTGCGCTCATCAAACGACGCAAGAAAAACGGAGCAAGGCTGACAAATCGCGAAATCCGGATTCTTGAAGAGGACGCCGGATACGATAATGTTGCGCAAGCCATTGCTCACTCCACCGGAAAATATGGCAAGATTGCGAGGGAGGCGCTTTCCCTGATTATCGCAGACCACGGAAAAGGGGTTGCACCCGACATCATGGCGGGCCGAATCAGCCCCGACATGAAGCCCTCCGAAATGTGGCTCCAAATCTCAAAGGAGTTGAAGCAGATCGAAAGGCTGAAAGACGTCGAAAACGACCGCCGCAACGACAACCGGGAATGGAGCCAACGGGACATCAAATCCCACTTGGCGGAACAAACCAAAGCGGAAAAGGCAGCCAAGCCCCAGGCGGCAAAACAGCAAGAGCAAGCCGCCCGCTTTGCCGAGGCAAACGCCATGGAGGGAAACCGCATGGCGGTTGCCCCCGAGGAAATGAGCCAAGGCGACACGTTCACCGTTGCCGGGGAAAACGTCCGGGTTGCCGAAGTGGTGAAATCCCGTGATTCACTTGGCAACGAGGAAGTTGAATACGTGATCCTTGATGGCGGTGAGAAGTTCGGCCAGCAGAAATTGGAAAGCGGCGAAATCTTGCATGCTGACATGAAGTCAACCGCGCTTGACGACGACACGCCATTTTTCCCTGAGAACAGGCCAGCAACTCCCGGCATCCTCCGCGCCGTGGACGGAACGCTTGACCCGCAATTCCAGAAGTTCAAAGACGCCTATGAGGCCCGCATGGAAGCCGCAGGACTTGGCAAGCCATCGCTCGAAAAGGTGGCGGAAGAATACTTCAACGAGGCAGTCGTTGATACGATGGTTGAAATGGTGGAATCCGGCGAGATTTCCCGCATGGCTGGCAGGACGCAGGCAGGACGGCACTTGCGGGCATTCATCGAGGCAACCATCCCCCGCACTCCGATCATCCGTGACTTGTTTTTCCGCACTGGCGGGGCACTCGATGCAAACGGGCGGCCCGTCATGGGCAATGGTTTGCTCACCGAAGGCTTGCGCGACATTCCGGAAGCACGGGCGCTCATGCGCAAGATGATCCGTGAAACCGCAGGGCAGGCGGCAACCTCCATGGCGTCGAAAACGGCAGCGAGCAAGGACGGTGCCGGCGCGAGAATGACCATCCAAGAGGGAGACCCGATCATTGATTCGTTCCATGCCATTCTTGAAACGGACGCCAATGGGAACGTAGTCATAGACAAGGACGGCAATCGGAAAGTGATTTCCCGCGCCACAGACGAGGCCCGCAGCAGCGCCGGATTGATCCTGACCGAAGCTCAGGCAAAGCGCGTCGAAGGCGGATACCTGCCAAACGAAGGCGAGCTAAAGGCCATGGAGGGCGGAAAGTGGTTCGGGGAATACATCGAAAAGCCAGTCCTAGACGAGCTTGCCCGCCGTGGAATCCTCAACGCCAAGCAGATTGCGATTTTGCGGAACATCAACACCGCGACCAA